GAATTTTTAACGGATCTTATTGAGCTTGCCCAGGAAAAAAGGATTGTAGACTTATTGACTGGGGCAAGTATGACTCATAATGCTACCATTGCCGTGAAATGGGAAGATTACGTAAATTCTGACCCTATAGGAGATATCGAAACCGGGAAACAAGATGTCCACAGCAGGATATTCAGAGAACCTAATACTCTTCTGTTAGGAAAGAGTGTTTACGATAAATTAAAACATCATCCTGATATCCTGGATCGCATTAAATATGTCCAAAAGGCAGTTGCTACTGAAGATTTAATGGCCAGCATATTAGGAGTAGATAAGGTTGTAGTTGGAAAAGCAGGCTATAACACTAAAAAAGAAGGACAGACTGCAGTATATGATTATCTCTGGGGCAAATATGCCCTGCTTGCCTACGTAGAACCTCGACCGGGAATCAAAAAATTCTCTTTAGGATATACCTTTAAAGTGGGTAACAATATAGTACGTAGAGCAAGAATGGAAACCAAACATTCTGATTGGTTTGAACCTTCAATGATCGTAGATGAAAAATTAGTTTGTGTAGATTGTTCATATCTTATGAAAGCGTGCATAACTTAGAACATCTGAGAAAGACAACAGAGAGGGAGAAATATTCATCTCCCTCTCTTAGAAGATTATAAAAAAGGAGATTAAATATTATGGGAATTGATAAATTTCGTAGGAAAGTAGTTTTCCCTTCTGCAACCTTAGATGGTATTGATGTATATTCAGCATTGAGTAAGGCAGCAATACAGGGAAAAGTATATTATGTTGATGGCAATGCTGGAGACGATGATCATGATGGTTCAAGTTGGGATTTAGCAATGAAAACATTGGCTGTTGCTTTGGCTGCCAGTCATGCAAATATTGCAGCAAGTTCTAGAGGTTGGGCTGCAAGAAATACGATTTATTGTAAAGGTGATGCACTCGTAGAAGATTTAGTTCTACTTGCTGATAAAACTGATGTTGTTGGAGTAGGTAGTTGTAATGCTAACCCATATTGCAGGTTAACCGGAAATCATGTTATACCGACAGGATCTGGTATGGGATGTCATTTTTATAACATGGAGTTCTGGGGCGATGGCGGGATTATATTTAAAAATACCTCCAATGGCGGACTGGAATTTCATAATTGTAGATTTGTGGCCAATGCTGCCGAAACTATAGGGCTTCAATTAGTAAAACCCGATTATGTAAAAGTAATAGGTTGTAAATTCCTACCAAAATGGAATACTGGCGTAATGTTTTCTACCGCAGCTATTGACATCCCAGCAGGTAATGCTACTGAATGTGAAATTGTAGATTGCCTTATTTACGGATCTGTAGGAATAGCAATCTATAATTCAACATTTTATGCTTGTAGTTTGAGAGGTAATACTATCTATGCAACTACTTTGACCGTTGACGAGAACTCTGATGACTGGTTGGTAGTAAATAATCACTTAATAAGCGCTGCAATTATGGCTAGTGGATTTGATTGTGAACTTCCTTTAATGTGTGGAAATATCTTAACTGGTAGTGATGGAACAAGAACCTTACCATTTGCAACTATAACTTAGAAGGAGAAATTGTTTATGGCTTTTTGTGAAAGCATTGATGTATTAACTAATATAAGCATGGCTACGTCTAATGTGCCTTCTGCACTTTTGGCGAAAGCCATCATTAAAGCCGATGCGGAAATCAGGGCAGCCTTTTCTTCTGATATGTTGGTTGCCCTGGATGCCTTAGCGGAAATTCCGGCCATTATAAAATCTTTATCCGAGGATATTGCTTCTTATTATGTTATGAGGGGGATATATTCTGGGAATACGCCAAGTATAAATGCCTGGATAGATCGATATAAAGATGCGAAGGAAACTTTAAAAGAAATTGCCAAAGGTACGATACAAATTGAGGGTGTTGATGTAGAAGTAGGAGGAATTCAATCTTCTACCAGTGGGTATAAAAGGACATTTGACGAGAGGGATGAGACAAATTGGATAACCGATGAAAATAAATTAGAGGACTTAGACGATGACTGATAATGGAGCGATGATCGGTTTAGAGATAAAAAATAATGAGGAAATAAGAGCCCTATTAAAAAAGGCCGGGGATAAAGCCAAAGATCTTAGGATCCCTTTAAAACGGTCCGGAATATTAATGTTAGGTTCGATTGATAAGAACTTTAGGGCGGAAGGTAGACCTACTAAATGGGCTCCGCTTTCCCCTATGACTATAGCTATGCGGAGAAAAAAAGGGAAAGGAGCGAAAATCTTACAGGACACCGGACACGGGAGAGGTTCTATTGTCTATAAAGTGGTTTCTAACCAGGAAGTTCAGATAGGGACTCCATTAAAATATATGGAAAAACATCAAACAGGCGGCACTATTAATATCCCAGCCAGGGATATATATCCGGTAAATGCAAAGGCTTTGCATTGGGTTAGCGACGGAAAAGACGTTTTCGCAATGCATGTCCATCAGGATGCCAGAACGGCTAAAATACCGCAGCGAAAGTTTTTACTCTTCCAGGAAGAGGATGAGAAAAATATCGTTAAGATCTTTACGGAGTATCTTGAGGAAATAGTGAAATGAAATTAGAGACTGTTTTTGACAAAGTAAAGAGCATTTTAGAAGGGGATACCGTTTTAGGCACTTATATTAAAATTGTATACTCGGGGACCAGGGATAATATTCCGGTTAATAATTTTCCCTGTATTATTCTGGAGCCTACCAATGCACCGGAAGAGGCAATAACCATGCCTCATAATACGGAAGTGGCTTTTACTTTAACCATTTTTGGTTATATTAAGATTTTTGATGTAGATAAGCAAATAGTCGGGGATACTATCATTGCAATAATATCCCTCGGGTCCGGTGGATCAGGATATACCGAAGGGGATGTTATTACTATAATTCAAGCAGGCGGTTCTCTCGGGACGGCAACTGTCAATACGGTTGATGGTTCAGGGGTTATCCTTACCGTTATCCTTTTGGATAATGGTTTTGGATATACTGTGGCTAACGGGTTAGCAGTAACTGGCGGAAGTGGCACTTCGGCAACTATAAATATTTTGACCGTTAATACTATTAAAGGTATTCTTGATCTTAATTTCGATATCAAAAAAGCTCTTGGTGCTCATATAGATCTTGACGGAGAATGTCTCTATTATAGTTTTCCTAATACCAGATTTGACTTTAACTCATTCCCATTTAGGGGCGTGGAGATCGATATGAATATCGTTTTACGACAAAACTTTATAGATAGAACTTGAGAAAAGGAAGTGATTTTATGAAATTAAAATTTAATCGGAATAGTGAACTTTTCTTCCCTGATTTTGGTCTGTACAAACCGGATCAGGTTGTCGAAGTGGAAGATGTAGTGGCTGAAGATATGTTAGGTACTGGTTACTTTGACAAGATCGAAGAGAAAAAAATTAAAGTTAAGAAAAGAAAATCTAAAAAGAAAGGAGATGATAAATAATGCCTGGAACAAGAGGACATGTAGGATTAAAAAAAGAGACAACCTGGGGAACTGAACAAGTTGCCGATGTATTTCTACCATTTGTTTCCGAGAGTATTACCCCTGATATAGAAGATCTGGTATCTGCTGCACAACGTGGAATCGTAGATGAACCGCCATCTTATCAGGGTGAGAAAAAGTTTAGTGGTGGCGTTGTATTGGAAGTCCATCCAGCAAGTATTGGACATATTTTGAGAAGTGCTTTAGGTGCGCCCGCAGCTGCGGTTGCTTCCGGAACTGCCGAATTAGAATTAGAGGACTGTGAGGATGCCTGGGTAGGGGATGGTGGTGTTATTTCTGGTATCGATGCAAGCGATAAGAAAAAAGGTAATGCTTCTGTAAAATTACAAGTCAGTGCTGATGTAGCCGGTGATGATATTTTAGCGAGCGAAGCAGTATCGGAAACTGACATGACTGATGACACACATATTAAATTTTGGATTAAATCATCCGTGGCTTGCGATGCAGGGGATCTCGTCATCCGAGTTAGTGAGAATGCTGCAGGTGCTTCTACCCCTGAAGCTTATGAAGATATGAATATACCTTCACTAGAAGCAAATGTCTGGACAGAATGCACGGTTGCTATAGCTGACGCTTCTGATTTAGCTGCAGTAATCAGCGTTGCCATAATTATGCATACAGATAAAGGTGAATGTACCATAAGGCTCGATGATTTAAGACGTATTGTCACTTCCGATGCTGCTAATACCAAAGATCACGTTTTTACCCCAGTGCAAACTGATTTTGCTGCCTTATGTACTTTGCCTCCTTATACTTTTGAAGTATATAGAGACCAAAGTAATAATAAAGCTTGGCAATATAAGGGTTGCGTGGTAAATACTTTAGCACTTAATTTTGGTACTGGAAACAAAATCTTAAAGGCTACTGCAGTGATTATAGCTAAAGAAGAAGCTGAAATAGATAAAGAATCGGTGAGTTTAGAAACAACCAATCCATTTATATGGAATCAGGCGGCCATAAAAATTGCCACAGTTGATCATGATTACCTGGAAGATTTTACTTTGAATATCAATAACCAATTAGTTGGAGTATTTTCGCTTAATGAATCAAGTTATATCCGGAAGATTATCAGAAATGCGCCTAGAACATTTGGCTTAAGTTTTATCACTGATTTTGTTGATAAGACCGAATATAACAAATTTATGCTCGGTACTGAACAAGCTTTCCAAATTATATTAACTGGGGCGGAATGTGAAACCGGCTATCACTATAAATTGCAGATTGATATACCGGCTATGAGATATACAGTCTATCCGATTAATATTGGCGGTCCGGGGAGGATTACTGTAGGTGTTACCGGAAAAGCTAAATATAGTATAAGTGATGGATATGCAGTCAAAATTACATTAACAAACTTAGAAGTAAGTTATTAAAAATAAATAAGAAAGGAGGAAATTATGGCTGAGGTAAAGATAGAAGGAAAAAGTTACAAAATAAGCAGACTAGATAATGGCGATATCAAGAAATTAGAGAGATATAGGACAGGAAAGAATATAGATAATCTAGATTTCGATACCTATGTACTTCTCTATACTTTAGGGAAAAAGAATCCGGATATACAAAAAATGACTGTTGAAGAATTCGATAAATTATTGGATATAGGAGAAGTAGACCGTATTAGAAAAGAAA